GCCGTTTCCACATATGGTCCCAACAGCGGTTGCGGTGTACGCGTGCAGTCTCAAATGCTTGCATGGCATCCAGCCATTTCTGCTCGTCCGACCCGCGGGACGTGACCCAGAAATTGTACTCGGCCAACTTGTAGGCTTTCACGGACTCGACGTACATGCGCACCGGACGCCATGGGTTAGTAATGCGTTGGACGACAGCAATGAGACCGAACATGATCCCGAAAACAACGACCTGAAAGACCACAGATACAGCAACGCCCTGGGCGACGGCCATGGCCAACGGGGGTGAAGCTTTCGCCGCGGTCGGAACCACGGTGCGAACACGAATCGGCTCTCCCTCAACGGGAGCGCGCAGCTGGCCACCAGAATCGAAGGTGACGAGCCGGCCCTGAGTCCACTCTGTCCAAAGGTCGTCGTACGAAAGAAAACGCACGTTGAGAATGGAGCCATCAGACATAATTAGCGGAACACGCGGCAGGCAACGCTGAAAGGCGTCGAATTCCGCGCGCCCGTGCATGAACAACTCACGCTGCGCATTGAGAAGGATGGAGTCACAATGCACAGACAAGAGAACTGACTTGCGTATCGGAATGATGTGCAGACTCTTGGCCACTCTATCGAGAGCCAACGGTGCGGCGTAAAGAATGCCGGCGCTGGTCTCAACTGGCACAAAACGGCGCTGCAAGAAGGTGACTTTGTCGATTGGCTTGAAGTCGTCTTCCTTGGAAAGAGTCTTGTCAGCGGTGGTGTAATAGTGGCCGGTGGGAAGGAGAGCCCTATGAATAGTCTCGGCGTTATACCAAGCGCGGACCTCCGGAATGGAGGACCGAACATGATCATCGCCGACCGATGGCACCTCGACGGCCTCCCTAAATGGGGGGAAAACGTTGACACCAGCCATCATGGCACAAATGTAGTACGCAGCGCACAGGATGATGAACAGATCCAAACAGTTGAAAAAATCGGTGGCAAACTCGCCGGAGAATCGGCCTTGAAGGCAAAGTATGAGAAGACCGTCAAGGTGTATGAGACAGAAGGCGGAAAAGAAAACAAGAATCTCAACGATA